AACTTGAGTAAGATTTTTATCATCTTCTAACATTTTCTGTAGATCAGACCATTGACAAAATACTTCAAATTGTTCTTCTGTTTCTTTATTTTTTAGAACGTAAGTTGGCATAATTTTTCCACCATTTCCAATTTTCTTCAACATTATATCTATACATTAAACACCACCTCTTTGACATATCTGACCAGCGATGCACTTGTTGATTACCTTTTGGTGATTCCATTAGTCTTAGTTTCATACCTTTACCCCAAGATATTTCTTCAATACATTTTAAATTATGCTGCAACATTATATTTAAACCATTCTGGAATATCACGTTTTGACCAAACCATTTTAAATCGGTCTTGTTTTGTTTGATAGTATTCTTGATATGAACGAACAGGTTCGTCTTTATGAATACACTGTGGTTCATGTTGCATAGCAAGAGCAAAGGGAGTAAGCCCTTTATGATAATTTAAGTTTTTAGGCGGAATTGATAAGATTTCTTCAAGCTTAGTTTGAGTGCTATGTGTTTTATTATAGCGATATTGATATTCAATACATAGTGCATGAAAATGGTCATAATGCCATGCATAGTTTGCTATTGACTGCATGGTCCACACTGTGCAGGGATGGCCATGGTGAACAGCTTTATATAAAGTATTTTCCATGTGTGTATCTGGATGGACCCAGTAGTTTATCATTCTCTTACCAGATTTTGATGGACGTTTCTCTACATAACCATCCAACATTCTATGAGCAGTGGATAGCATTTGAGCAGATTCAACTATCATTTTAACAACATGTTTATCACATTGTAGTTGAGCTGATTTGATAGGATCACTATCAAGTACAAAAATATTCATTGGTAACTCCAAATAAGATTATATGACTATAATACTATATTTTGAATGATTTGTAAACAACTAAGTTTACAAATTTAAATTAGGCAGCCACCTCCATGACCGACGATATGTGATTGTCTAAAAACTTTTTCTTTGCTTCTATTTTTTTCACGAGTTCTGTCTCCCCTTCTTCAAGTAACATTCCAGCAAATGTATCTAGTGCTTCGGAATCTTTAAGCAATCTCTGTAATTGATGATCAGACATTATTATCTCCTTTAGAAAAGTAAAAGCTGGCCAACCCTTAAAAGGGAGACCAGCCACAAAGTTTTTAGATTTATTTGAATTCATTATCAACCTTTTTGTATTAAACCTGGATAAGCCTCCTGTACTACTGCTTTTGATATACCTTTTATAGATTTTTTACTAACCATGTTTATTACAATCTCTGCATCTAATGGGTGAATTGATTCTAGTAATCTGATGTAAATATTTTCACGTTTAGCTTTAAGCACCTTCCTAGAATCTGGTGAATCAACAAGATACCTGAACTGAGTATTTTGCCTAATAAGATTGGATGGTGTACTTTCTTCTTTATTAGGAGTATATGGTGGTGTTCCTTCAGGAACCAACCATTGAACGGCATCATCATATGTGCCTCTAAGAATATCTTTTAAAGCCCAAGATTCATTCTGTTTTAAACATTCAACTTTTTCAGCCTTGGATCTTTTCTTTCCGGCTTCCACAATTACTTCATGAATTAATTTTGCCATTCTAAATAAACTCCCGTACATTCTCTAGCAATAATTTACATCTTTTTTGAACAAGAAAGGGAAAAACTTTACCTTTGTTTTTATACTGATCTTGCTCCACAAAAGTATTTATAATCTCTTGTTTTATACTTTCAGGACATTCTGAACTTTCTGTTAAATCAATCATTTTTTTATTGCGCAAATAATTTCTATAAACGTCTTCACCTAAAGCTTTAGGGTCTTCAAGTAAAGCTTCTTTCTTTTTCTTTGACAGAACATTTTGTCGGCGGCCTTCAACTAAACATTTATCGTCAGATAGTACATTAGGCACTCCATCACCACCATCACCTTTTAAGATGTGTTCTGCAAGAAACAGTCTAGGATTAGGTTCATCTACAAATTTCTTTGTAATATTAGAATATTGTCTTACATTATTATATTTCTGAAGTTGTTTAAAATCTTTATCTGCTGATACAATCATGACTTCCTCATGATTACCAAATTCTTGTGTCCATTTTACGAGTTCGGCAATAGCATCATCTGCTTCACAACCCCATTGGTGGATAACTTTATAAGGAAAATTATCTCTAAGTTCATCACGAACCATTCCAATAATACGAAAGGCTTCTTCCCAATTAATCTTAGACTCTTCACGATTCTTAGATCGATTAGCTTTATATTCAGGATATACGTCTTTACGCCAGTTGCCACCGCCGTCTGCAACAATAACTATTTCGCCATATTTATCTTTAAATTTATTTCTATACATTCTAATAGAATTTAGAATCATATGGCGAATTAAGTTTTCATCTACGCCGGCGTGTCCCATCATAATAGGAGCAATAGAAACACCGGAGTAATCAATAATAATCATAATATATTCCTCTTTATAACTAAAACCATTATACTATATTTTTTAAGAAAAGTAAACAATTATAGTGAAACTATTTTTGAGTGTGATAATTGAAGTTGGTCTGTTAACTCTTGAATATAATCCAAATTATTAGAAGAAAATGTAACAAGATGATTATTTTCTAAAGCTTTAAATTTTAAAAGAGTGCATCCATGTTCTTCTGCAAATTGTTTAATCTCTGATTTACTTGAAGTATGTGTAATATCTGCTGTAAGACTGTAAATCATTTTAGTTCTTTCCGATTCTTTTTACACTACTAATATAATATATTTTAAATCAAATGTAAACCCCTAATGTTTATGATCTTCAATTCTATCACTTAATTTTTTATCAAGCCCTTGATTAGTAATATCTATATGTAAATATAAATCCTCAACAGAAGTATCTAATTCATCAACCCAACCTTCAACAACATTAAAACTATTTTGTACTTTTTCTTCAAACTCTGTCATTTGATTTGCAAAAGTATTATTGATTAGTTCATCTTGTTTACTTACGTGTTGACCTAAATTATCAATACGATTATGTGTTTCAAGTATTGCTTCTAATGTTTTATCGTTTAGTTCTGTAATATCTTTTTGTAGCTGTTTTACGTCATTAAGCAATGTTACTTCTTTTTCAATTTCACTCTTAGCTGTAAGTTCTGCAACTTCACCTTTAAGTGTCTCAATAGTTTGAGCTTGTTGTGCTGTCCACCAAACAAATGCACTTACTTGTAGTACAATTGCTATAACAACACCTATTCCAAATTTAGCATTCATAATTAGTCTCCTATGAAACTTCGTCTATTTGTTCTTGTGTTACAATACCTTCTGATATAAGACGTTCTCTATTTTTCATATGTTGTGCTTGGACCTCTTCCTTTGATCCACCAAAATATGGAACACAATGTCCTTCATCAATCATTACTTCGGTAGCCATTCTTCCGTCTTCTGTTACAAAGTCTCCAAGAACCCTACCAAACTTGCCTTTCATATCCTCACCATCTTTATTAATTTGTGTTTTTAGAACGGCGGTTTCACCTAGTAATGATTCAAGTCTATGTTTACTTGCTTTACCGAAAAGCTTTTCTACTTTATCCCTAGTACGTGATTCTGGAGTATCAATACCCATAATACGAACTCTTTCATCCGATAATACTATTCCAAAACCTAAATCAATATCAACATCTACCGTATCTCCGTCGACCACTCTTAGTACTTTGCATTTATATTCATACATTTGCTATTCCTTTAACGTGTTTAGAATGAATTTTTCCTCCTATAAACTCATTATAATATTCATCGCTAAATAGCACTTCACGGTCAATCTGCTCTTTCATTTCAAAGTAAGACATTTCACCTTTACTTTTGCAGAGTCGGAGTATTTCTCTTTTAAATCTTTCTGATCCATGATTTTCAACAAGAAGTTTTACCTCTTCATTAGATCCATGGTAATCTCTCCAATCGGATTCTTTCTTAACAATTCTATTTCTAGTTTTACCCTTTAGCGGCTTTAGTTTTCTTCTTGACCAAAACCCTTTTTTACCTATATATTTTTTATTATTGCTTAAATCTGTTATACAATAAACAAACCCAACCAAGTTATCAAAATCAAACTCAGCTGGGTTAAATTCGTTACCATTAAAAATCCACATAATATTACTTAACCCTAGTTGTAAGTAATACTATTTAGTAAAATTTAATCTAATTCTTCCTCTTCATCTAAGAAGTTTGGTATGGCTATATTACCACACATAGGACAAAATTCTGGTTCTGGAGAAGAATTTTCTACTGTTATCTGAGACTGCTCGTCACAAATTTCGCACTCAATGTAATAATATTTCATTTATTGTTATCCTTCACATGCATCACAGTTCATAATATCACGTACCAGTTCTTGGGCTGGATTAGCACTACGTTGATAATAGAAAGTTTTAACACCTAATTTCCATCCTTCAATAAGTAAAGCATTTACATCTTTAGCTGGAACATCTGGGTGAATTAGAATATTTAAACTCTGTGACTGATCTATGTATTTCTGTCTAGCACCAGCTTGTTGAACAATAGATAGTGGGGTAATTTCACTAAATGTTTTAAATACATCCTTTTCGTTTTGTGTTAAAAATTCAAGATGTTGTACTGATCCACCATGTTTTAGAATATCGACCCATGTTTTTTCATCATCTTTACCATGTGCAGCTAAACAATCTTTTAAGTATGGATTACGATAAGTAAATTTACCTTTTGCTAAATCTTTTGTAAAGTAATTAGATGCTAAAGGTTCAATAGATGGTGATACTTGACCAAGGATAAAGGATGATGATGTAGTTGGAGCAACTGCTGTTCTTGTTAGATTTCTCTCTCCTGTTTCTAACATACCTTCTGGTTCACCATACTCAATAGCTAATTCTTTAGATGCTTCAAGAGAACGATCATCAATAAACTTACTAATCTTTACTGATAATAGATGTGCATCAAATGATTCAAATGCAATCATTTTAGATTGAAGATATGAATGCCAACCAAGTTGACCTAAGCCTAATGCTCTCCAACGTTTTGCAAAATTATTTGCAGACTGCATAAATTGTATATCAGCAGTCTTCTCAATATACTCTTCCATTACTGCATCAAGAAACCAAATCATTGTTTCTACAGCATCTGTTTCCATCCACTCATCTGCTTTTAGTAGATTCATAGATGCCAGGTTACACACAAAGGATTCATCTTCTGATGATGGTAAACAGATTTCCGAGCAAAGATTAGATGCCCAAATAGGAATATCATTCTGTCTTAGTACACGTGGTCTATTTTTATTTACGGTATCTTTGAAGAACAGATATGGATAACCAGACTCACGACGTTTACGGAGAACACGAGCCCAAACAGTTCTCTTATCCGGATCGCCGTCAATCATTTCTTGCATCCAGTCATCACCAATACAAACACCTAGTGACATATTAATGATAGATGAACCTTCTTCACGAGCGTCAAGAAACTCCATAATATCAGGTGATGATATATCAAGATATGCAGCAAAGGACCCTCGGCGAACGTTACCTTGAGCGACAACATCTACTGTGGTTTCTGTTAGATTCATAAAGTGTACTGGACCATCTGCTGTTCCACCACTCTTAATTGGTTCACCTCTTGCTCTTAGTGCACCATAATAACCAGAAGTACCTGCACCCATTTTAGTTTGCATTCCAACTTCTGCTGTTTTCTTTAGAATAGATTCCATATTATCATTAATAAAAACACCGTTACAAGAAATAGGTAAACCTTTTTTAGTTCCAAAGTTAGACCATACTGGAGAGGATAAAGAATAAAATCCTCTACTCATATAATCATAAAACTTATCAGCAAAGCCTTCTCTATCTAAAATTTTCTCTGCTGTCCATGCAATAATTCTTACACGTTCTTCGACAGTCATGTTTCCATCTATATACCCTCTACTTAAAAAAGTACGAGAGTCTTCATTTGCCCACTCAAACCCCATAATATTCTCCATTAAAATAAATCATCTGCAGATATACCTTGACCCTTTGCATATTCAACAGGTCTTTTCTGAAAGAAATCAGTCATATTTGCACCATATAATTCTTCATCAAACCAAAAAGTTTCATCAACATGATCTTGATCATATACAATCTCACTACTATCAAAACCTATTTGATCTAAAGAATCTGCCATTCTTTTTGCAATAAAAGATTTAAGAATATTTGCACTTAATCCTTTTACTTCATAATCTCCCATAATCCAATCAATAACTTTACTCTCTGCTTTTAGTGCATCAATACATTCCTCTTTCACTCTTGCTTCTAATTCTTCATCAAATAAATCTGGATATTCTTCACGCAATGTATTAATTAATTTAATACCAACTTGAGCATGTAACATTTCTTCATTGCGTGTATATTGTACTTGTTGTGCACAATCTTTCATTACTGCTTTATTTCTATTCATGTGCATAATTATATAGAAATAAA